AAATTACCTTTTTTCTGTTCATCTAATAAGTCTGCTATAAACCCAGCTACATCTTCAATAGTGCCTAATTTGCTTCGGTCAGTATAAAGGAAAAAACCTTTATAGTCTATAATTTCTCCTGTTGATTCGTCAACGACGTCTTCAATTTGGAATCCCATTTGTTTAGCGTGTTCCCAAGACCATTTCATCTCTGTAATAATGAACACAGGCAAAATGCCCATTTTCTGGGCATTTATTGCCAACTCAAGTAAAGCTGTTGTTTTACCTGTGTTACTGTGTCCTCTTAATAGAGTAATATGACCTACTGGCGCACCTGGAATCGAAACTGAATCTTGTAGAGCTTTAGAAAATGGAATCCATTTCTGCTCTTTAAACTTGACAGTGCTATTTAATAGCTTTTTCTCTTTGAATTTGTCTAAGTTAAAATTAGACTTAATTTCTTCAGAGACTGCTGTCATTAAAGATTCTTTCTTTTTGGCCATTAGTTGTATAATTTAATTGATTATTCTTCGTCTTCGAATACTGAATCGAACTTGTCAGCTTTAGTTACTTTACCTGTATTTTTAACAGCGTAATTGTTTGTTGCTGGTTTTTTATCTTCCCATGGCAAGTCATTTGTATCTTCATCTTCAGATGCAGCAGGTGTTGTTTCACCTTCAGATGCTTCTGCTTCTGGATTTAAGAAACTATATAACATTCCTTTGATATCTTCAAAAGTTGATTTTCTTTGAAGTTGTAATACATCAGGTTGGTTAGTTAACCATTCTTTGATAATAGTTTTATCAGTTCCTAATGCTGTAGTTTTAGGTTTGATACGAATTGATGATTTTAGACCTTGACGACCTCCAATATCACCCATAACAGCCTCAACTGTGAAGTCACGACCTTCTGTGATTGAAGTAAAATCTCCATAATCTTCATCCTCTGCAATACCTAATAATTGCATATAAATTTCTTTTCCAAATTCCCAAAGACGAACGCCTTTTTCTTCTTCACCTCTAACAATTACAGGTGCGAACACTCTCATTTTTGGATCTAATTTCTTAGCCAATTTGTAGTTGTCAGAACCACCAGCATTGCGGAGTTGAGCTGCCATTTCAACAATAGGATCTTTTTCACCCCAGTTAGTTAAGGCATAAGTAGGAAATTTAGAGAATCCATAGTGTACAAACACTTCTTTAAATGGATTTTGAGGGTCGAGTACCGACGGTACAAAACGAATTTGATATTTACCCTCTTGTTTTGGTTTCCAATAGTACTTGGAATAATCGATTTTTTCTTTCTTACCAGAAGAATTAGACGATTGTAGAGAACTTAGTCTCTGTTTAATTGCATTAATGTCCATAAATTTAATTTTGGTTTTTAATTTGTTATTATAATATATTACACTTTGTTTATTAGGCCAAACTGCTTTTAAATAAGCTTAAAATGCCTTTATTTTTATTTGTGTTGTAAAATTTAACGGTAGTTAACCAGTATAAACACCTTTGTGTTTATTATAAATATTAAAGCTCTATTATAGAGTGCACTTTTGTATTAAGTTGCTTTAACTCATTGTGTTGGGTAAGTAAAATACAATTACGATAGTGTTGCCAGTTGATTCTATAAGAAGTATCTACTACACCACCATTTAATTTCTTTATTAATTCATTTATAGCATTGATAGTATAAAGCGAATTAGTTTCTTTTTTACGGTGAACTAAAATTGTATTTTCAGGAATTGAACTGATGTTGCCTTGATCAACATTATAAGTGACAACATACTCGTTCGTGCTCTTAACAAAAAGCACAAACATTTTATTATACATGATAGTATAAGAAGATGCGATATTTTCTACTAACGTTTCAAGCCCATCTTCTGGTGTAAACGTACAGAATAATTTGTTATTCAGATCTTTAAAAATTGTGTGTATGTCCATGTCATACGTATGATAACTATTATTTAAAGTCATAATTTTTTCCTCTATTAATTTTAATTGATAAATTCATCTCGTTAAATATGGATTTTAGTTGATCTAAAACATCCTCCTCATCTTCATCCCAATCTATAAGAAATGAATCGTATGTGTATAAAACCACTTTACTGTACTTATTAAGTAATATTTTATGTATTTTTAGTAATATCTGTATGTTAATAGAGGTTTCTAAATTTTGCAAGGTATAGTTGAAAAGTTTTTGTGGATTCATATTATCCAATTTATCTTTTTCAAATCTATAATTAGAAACAGGAACATCTATATAACCTTGATTATTAAATAATTCCCATTGAGTAGTAATATGATTTTGTACTTTCTGGAAAAATTCTAAATGTTGGTATTCTTTGAAAATACCTCCATATAATTGTTTGAATGTTAATTCTTTTGCTTCAGCATAACTTACCCCATACATTTGAGCAAAGTCAGAATGAATATCAGGATTATCAAACGTATGATTGACAAGACGCCCTGCGAGTGTTGGGTGATAAGCTGAGATATCAATTTCAATAAATTCATTATTACGTGGGATTAGACTTGCTCTAGAGTGATTGTCTTTATTTAGAGCAGCAAAGTTAATGCCATTGAAAGCATTAGAAGGTCTTCTCGTTGTAGTATTGAGGTTATATTGTGTGTATATGATATCATCTTGTACAGAATAGATGTCATTGTTAGGTTCATAAAATTTATAGAATTTATCTGTGTTTATTTTTATTCCCTTTTTCTCAATACCAAAGAAAGCTAATGCTCCTTTATTATAGAACTTTACATATTCTGGTTTAGGAGCCTCTAATACTTCTTTTAGCTGGTGATAAATATTCTCACATACCTCATAATGTTTAACTATGGGTATAATTTTATTTATATCTGTTTTATTTGGATGTTGTCTGTAGAAGATATCAAATATAGGTAGTTTAGGTGTTTCTACACATTTGATTGAGGAAATGTCTATTACTTTGTTTAGCTGGAAATAATATAGAAACGATTTTTTATCTCGAACGTAAATTGTTTCTAATTGTTGGAATAGACGTTTAATATAAGTTTCACCTACAGATAATGTTTCACTATGATCAACACATATTATGTATCCTTTAGTATCTGTTAAAGGCCTGATATAGATTAGAGAGACATTGTTTAATATAGGATGTATATTATTATGGAACGGAATAATCTCTACAAACACCTCCTTGTATTCATTGAGATAAAACGTTTCTAACTGCTCTTTATTTTCTATAATCCAAAACATATTTTGTAACCCTTATTAGCTCTAATATAGTAATTATATTTTGGAGGCCAAACTATTTTTTAAAGGGGTTTATAATATTGGGTCCAATTTTCTTTTAGATATAGACTTAATCCTAATACTTTTTCTTTTGCCTCTGTTAATTCAGTTATGTTTTTATTAACTTGAGCTACATTATCAATGTTTCCTTTTAAAACCCATGATAATGAGAATACTCTGTATAATTTCCAAGGTATATTAGAATTTTGTTGTTTAAAATCATTATATGTTTCTTTAGAAATCTCTGTAAAAATAGTTTGGTTTCTTTTAATATTAAAGTATCTTGTAAATTGACCTATTTGATAATCTTGTTCTGTAGGTAAAAGAGGATTATAAGGAATAATTAATGGTAATGGAACTGCGTTTCCTCCATCAATAAATGGTGTATATGTTAATTCTTTAGAATCTAATTCATCAGGAGTTTTACCTGTAAAGAATTTTCCATTATATAATTTATAATAATATCCTATATAATTTTTTAAATCAGAAGCATAAGCATACTCTCCTCCAGATGTATAAAGATTAGTTTGTATCTTATTTTTAGGAATATAAGCCATAATATTAATTTATATATTCATATGTATATGTCCTGCTGTAGCCCATTTAACTGGGAATTGATATTCATCACCTACACTTTTAAAATATTTCCTAGCTATAGCTGCAATATCATTAATTAGTAATTTTTCTAGGTCAGTATATGGTTTAGCAACATAGGCATTTTCTCCTGTAGGATTTTTAACTTTAGTTTGGTCTACCCCGACAATAGAAATATCAAGAGCTTTTCCTGATGGGTGAATATTACTTTTACTATTCTCAACATGCCAAAGATCATTCCCTGCTGTGAAAATAATTTTATAAGTAGGATACCGTTTTTTTAAATCATTAATAAAAGCAATTCCTGCATCCGCTGTAGCTGGTAAAATATCATACCCAGAATCGTCTAATTGAGTACCTTTTTCAGGTCGTCCATCTAAATACCCAGCACTTTTTATAGCTTCTCTTAATCTATTAGCGTTAACACTTCCAACAGGAGCTGTTGGAGTTCTTTTTGATTTTATTCCGCCAGAAGCATCCTTTGGGATTGTTGTTAATTTTACACTATAATCTATCTTTTTTTCTTTAGGTAAAGAAAGAGTTTCAACTGATGTTTCCCAACCATTTTTATCTATTTTATGATTAACTCCTCTAATAATAAATCTAATTCTACTTTTATACTCATCAGGTAATAAAGTTTCATCTATATCAAAGGTTTGATATATTTTCATTCCGCTTAAACCATCCATTGTTAATTGAAGATTTAGAGGAATAAATCCAACACCTGGTATTCTTTTACTTTTAGTATATTCTCCTAACTCATATTGTATTATTTCTCTAACATATCTTTGAGCTGCAGAAACATCTGATTCATTTATTATTCTAGTAAAATAATTTGTTCTAAATTTAATATAATTACTATATAATTGTTTAAATTTAATATCTACTCCTTTATCATTTTCTTCAGGATCATTTTTATTAACTTTAGTAGTTAATACTCTATCAGTCAATGCTCTATTAAATTCACTAAAAGCTGTTGAGTTTGATATAGTAGTATTACCATTAGCTTGAGCTCCTATAGCTATAGTATTCGCTATTCTAGAAAATAATTCTGTCTTTAAACTAAAATTAGTAATAAAACTTCCATTTCCTTTTATAAAACCATTTGATATATCTGGATCTATAGAATTATTTTTTAACAAATTTATATTGAATCTAGCATCATCTCCATTTTTATACAGTGAAGCTAATAAAGCATTATCTATAATTGAAAATGTATTAGTACTTTCTTCATAAACAATTTCAAAATCATTTATATTACATAAAGATCCTTTTATACCAGACATTAATTCTTTTAGAAAATCATAGACTGAGATATTTCCTTCTTCATCAATATTATTATCTAAAGTTTTTATAATATATCCAATATTAACTTGGATATGCATTGTTTTAGCTTTTAAAGCATCATCAGTACTTCTAAATAAATTATCTCCTCCTACTTGATTATTAACTTGTTCTAAATATAAATTTTCTAATATAGCAGCGGTGTTCTCATTTTTATAATATGATACAGATGGAATTTCAACATATCCTGTTAAGAATCTATTTACTTTATAATCTACATTTTCTTTAATGTCAAGACCTAATAAATAATTAAGAGTACCAAGACCTTCTTTTTTAACAGTTTCATTAATATATTGAGTTTGTACATTTGATAGTAAACCATTAACATATGGTCCAGCATTATCAATAGAACCTCTGGGATTATTTAAAAATGCATTGGATAAAATACTTTTAATTTGTTGTTTTGTACTTTCTAAATCTGTTTTATCTAAATCACTTAATGGTGCATCTAATGTTTTTTCGAAACCTAAAGTTGCATTCTCAGTTATTCTTTTTGTAAAATTTAAATTATTAACATTAATATCAGAGACAGAATAAACCTCTGCTAATCTATTTATTTCAACTCCCTCTGGTATTTGATCTTCTGATAAGAATTCTTCTTTCTCAAAAGCCTCATCACTTTCTATCCACTTTTCATTATTAGGTCTTGTTATATTAAATGTATATCTATATAATTTTGTAACTTTAGTATATTCTCCTGCTAAATTGGCATTCAATTTGGAATCATAACTTAATGGTATAATACATACTCTAGGGTCAACAGATAAATGAGTAAGAGTTGTTAAACAAAAATTAGTATTATAATTATGATCTATCTTAAAAACTGGAGGATTGTTTCCATCTGTTCCATCTTTTTTAGTCTTATCATAATAAATTAAAAATGATTCTATAATACGAAGTAAAGTTCCTAATTTAATATAATATTGGATAGCTGTTATCTCTTTTCCATCTGCACCTTTTATTTTTTCAAGATTTGCAAACCAAATTCTAAATCCTTCATTTGTAGTTAAATCATCATTTGGTGAAGTAACATTTATATTATCTCCACTTCTTTTATAATTGTATAAAAAATCTGTAAAACTACTAATTGTTCCGGTATCTAATGAATTATCTGTAGGAGAAGTTTTAAACCCATTTAAATACCCAGGTGCTCCTGGTCCTCCATCATTAATTTTTTGTCTTATATCACCTAATATTTTATGTAAAGTAGATTTTAAATATATAGGTTCTGGATTATCCCCTTCAGTTCTTTTAGAGAAAGGATAATTAGTATTAACTTTTAAAGATTCAATAACATCACCTGTAGAAATAGCTTTAACAGTAATATCATAGCTACCATTTTCAAGTAATTGCCAATCAAAATTTTTAATTATACCAAAAAACGCATCATAATTACCAAATGATTTTTTCTTTTCACTTTCAATTTTATCCAATAATGTTTCTTGAGTAAAATCTCCTTTTAAAAATTCAGTTGAAATATTAGGTATACTTAAAGGAGAAGCTAAACTACCATCATTATTAAAATATACAGTATGGCCCCATTCTAATAATAAAGAATATCTTAATTTTAAAAATAAAGTATCAATTACTTTAAATTGTGATAGGTTATGACATACTATTTTTATAGTAGCTTCTCGTAATGAACCTCTATTTAATGCTCTAACATCTACTGATAAAATACCAGGAGGTGGAACTAATCCATACTCAGGATCAGAAGAAAAACCATATGATGGACTTAATGTTTCATAATTAACACCCTTAGTGAATTCATTATCAAATCTAGAAGAAAATAAAATATATTTAGAGGCTAATTTATTACCTAAATAATTAGTAGCATCATCTTTGAATCCTAAATTTTGGATTTTAGCTGTTCCACTATCACCACTATCAATATTAACTCCAGAAGTTAAACGTATAAATGGAGATTTAGATAAAGTATATTTTAATTCTTGATCTCTAGTAAATGAACTACCAATATTATCTTTTTTTCCACTTAATATATCTTGACGTAAATCAATTTGTTCTTTTACCCAAGGTTCAAAACTTTCTCCTAATAAAGCCATAATTAAGAATTTAACTGGTTATAACTACTTGCAATTGCTGAGGGATTTGAAGGAATTCTAATTTGAGTTCCTTCAGGTATATATAATGAGTTTTGAGATAAATTTTCATTAGCGATAGAGATAATCCACCACAAAGATGAGTCACCATAATATTGTTGTGCTAATAAATCAAATCTATCTCCTGATGTTGATATAGCATAAATATCATTAACAGATAAAGGAATTCGTGGGTACTTATTATCTCTATAATAACGAGTACCTGTTGAATTTTTTATTATTGGTATGTTTTGATATCTATTCATTTTATATATTTCTAATAAAACTTGCTCCAATTTGAGGTGTGAATGAATGAACTGGAGTGAATGATAAATCTACTTCTATTAAACGTGGGATTTGACCTACAAATTTAGTCCCATTTTCATCATCTCTATTATCCTCATCATATGTAAATAGTTTTCCATTTTCATATTTATCTCTATTAATATCCCATCCTGCTTCAAAACTAGGTTTTAAATTTATACTTTGAATAATACCAGGAACATCTAATAGATAATCCCCAACAGTCATTTTTATAAAATTACCTCTCATTAAACCAGCACCTGAATAACTTGGGGCTGTTGTTCCTAATAAATAATTTAATTTATTATAAAGTGGTATCATTTCTTTTCTTGAGTGAGCATATATTGTGAATGATAATGAAATATCTCTAGAAAAGCCACCGTATTTGTAAAAATTTTCACCTCTACCTACATATTTGTAAGATTGCCACTCAGCTTTATAACTATCACCTAAATTATTAATATATGCTCTAAAAAATAAATAACTATTCTCAGTATCCTCAATAGTATCATTGTTTATTACTTCAAAATAGAATTTAATTAAATCCTTATTTTTATATTCATCAATAATATCATCTCTATCAGAAAATAATATTCTAGAAGCATTAATTTCATCCGCAGCATAAAAAGAATTAGGATCTTTTTTTGGAGGTATACTTTTATATTCAGTATATGAAGTGTCATATGTATATTCTCTATTAAAATTTCCTATACTTCCACCTCCATATTCACTTATTCCAGGATTGTATGTATTATTTAATGATGTTAAAAGCGTACTTCCATTTCCTTGAGCGGGTGTAATATAACGTACAGAAGCTCCAGTATCTGTATTAAAATTAGGAAGAGTGTCCTTTCTTGGGGTAAATCTTTTAAAAATCTCTAAAGCATCTGTTTTAACTATTGAATTATTAGTTCTTTCTCTATATCCTGTACCTGTAAATCTAATATTAGTTTTACCTACACCTAATACACTTCCTGGTCCTCCATCGTATGAAATCATATTGGTTGACTCACCATCAGCACTTATATTATAATATTTATATGATTTATTTTGAGTAGTAAAATTTTCTCCAGTTAGCGCCGCTTGAGAAGATTGTTTATAATATAATGATGTTAATCTATTAATATCTACTTTATAATCATTTAAAGTAGTTTGATAATATCCATTTTCTCCTCCATTAAAATATCCTCGTTGAAATGGATTTAATCCTTGTTTATTCAAGTGGTAACCACCAGATAACACAGCCGCTTGAGCCAGTGTACCTGCCGGATTATAAACTCTACCAAATCCACCAGGTATTTCTACATTTTGTCTTTCTAAAAGTTCTTGTTTAGCAATAAATAAAAGACCATTAGGAGATTTAGTATCTGCAAATAATTTAGTTAATCTACTAACATCCTGTACAGAATTTACAGGAATAAATCCACTAACATCTTGAGCCAAACTAATAGGATTAGAAAGATATCCATTACGCAATATAAAATCTGGCGAAGTATCAGCATATCCATCAGGTATAGGAGTGACTATGTATGGTTGGTTACTTGAACCACCACCACGTTGATCATTACCATACTTGAGAGACTTAAGATCTGTTTTTAGATTAAGTAATCCCATTTATTATTTAGGTAGATTGTCTAAATATTTGTCTGGGGTAGTTCCATTTAAATCTAATTGTGAACCTTTTAAAGATTCAGGATTTAGAACTGAATTTATTCCACTATATTTGTTTGGTGTAGACCCATCTAAATTAGTTAGTAATGAGCCTTGAGTTTGAAGTTTTGTTAGTATTCCCATTGTTTTGTTTTATTATAAATATTATTGAATTCGAACTGCTGATCTAGCTGAGTCATTAAAGAAATTACCTACGTCTACTTTTACAGGTCTATTAATGAATTTTTCAAATAATGCATTTTGTTCTTCTATAGCTTTATTGTTTTCTCCTCCACCTCCAGTATTAGTAGTTACAGGACCTGCCATCATTCCGTCTTTTTTAGCTAATTGAAATAATGCTCCTTCTTGAGGGGAAGATACTATAAGGCCTCCATTAGGATCATACATTACATCTCCTTTTTTCTCAATTGGAGGTGGAGTACTCGTTGCTGATTTTAAAAATGCTATACCTCCAAATGCAGCAGCTAATCCTATTAAAAAACCAGCAGGATTAGTGACAGCTGCTGTTACAATCATAGAAGCAGCTAAAGCACTTGCTAAACCTACTATTGTATAAAATATACCTTTAATTAAAGAAGCGTTTGAAGCTAGTTTACCTAATAAATCAACAAATTTTTGAGCTGGTCCACTAACTATATCTGATAGCATACCTTTTAATTTATCAACAGCAGCATTAAATGTATTTTGAGCATCTAATTCTTTTAAAGCTGCTTCAGCAGAATCAGCATTTCCTATTGATCTCATCAACTGGTTAGCTTCTTCTGTTTTACCTTGATCTTTTAATTTTTGAACTTGTTCTTCAATTTGTTGTTTAGCTTGACTACCTAATTCCGCTAAATTTTCTTGGTATACTAATGAATTAGCTAATTCATCAGCACTCATTCCAGCAGCCTCAGCTAATGATTGTTGAGCTATAACATTTAGTTCTGAGAATTCAGCAGCACTACCTACTTGTTCTGCTATTAAAGCAGCAGCTTCAGCAGATTTACCTTGTAATGCTAATAATCTAGCTTCTTCTAAATTAAGTTGTTTACCTGTTAATAATTCTGCTTCTAATTCACTAGAGATAGAATTTTCAAAATCTAATAATTTATTAGCCATATTTTTAGCTGTTTCAAAGCTAATACCTAATTTTTGAGTTTGTATAACTGCCTTAGCTATTAACTCAGGATTATTTTGATATTGTAATCTTAATTGTCCTGATACTTTTGCTACTTCTGTTAATACTTTTCTATTATCTAATTGAACACCTGTTTGTCTAGCTAAAGCAGCAGTTTGTTTAACTGTAGATTTTAAAATGTCATTAGCTGATTGTCCATTTGCTAAAGCTAATTGTTGTAAACCAGCTGCTGATTCTTCTTCAAGACCAACTTGTTTGGTTAACATTATTTGATCTTTTAATTGAGCATCTGTAAATCCTAAAGTAGTACCAAAAGATTTAGCTAATTGTCCTTGTGCATCAACTAAATTATTAGTTGTTTCTAAAAGATTATTACTTGAACTTTGTATCTCAACAAATCTATCTCGAGTTAAAGCCGCTACATCTTTAGAAACAGCCATAGATTTACTCATTTCTGTTACTTGTTTATCAACAGCAAATCCTAACTCTAAGAACATTTTAAAACCTTTAACTAATAATCCAATAGTTACTAAAGGATCTGTAAAAGCATCTTTAATAACAGGTCCCATCTTTTTAAAAGCCATTCCCATAGCCTCAGTTCTAGAGACCGTTTTACCTGTATTTTTTTGGATCGCGCTTATTTCAACCTCAACTTCACCTAATACTTCTCTCATTCCTGGTAAGTCTCCTAAAAACGGAATTTTACTTATACCTTTCATTAAAGCCCCAGTAAGACCCATAGATTTTTCAATTGCCTTCTGTTTTTTTAATGTTTCAGATATTGTTGCTAAAGTATGTTCTAAAGATTGATTTTCACTATCTAAAAGTTCTTGATTTAAAGCATATGATTTACTAATTTGACTAAGAGTACTTTCAATTTCAATTAATTTTTTATATTCTCTATCAGTAGATTGACCTAATATTTCTTTTTGGTATATAATATTTTCATATCTTCTTTGTTCTTCTAGTAATCGAGTTCTATCATTTGTTAATGTATTTTGGGAAGTTTCTAAATTCTTGATTTGTTGTTTAGCTTTCTTTTGAAGATTACTTAATTCTCTAGATGATAAAGTAGATATACCTTTTTGATGATATTGAAGTTTTTGAGCTAATGATTCTAAATTTGAGTAAGATTTTTTAGAATCATTTATTCCTGTTTTAAATTTATTAAGTTCAGATGATATTTCTTTAAAACTTTGTAATGAACTATCAATATCACTTGTCCAATCTTGATATTCTCTACGTAAACGCTCTAATTGGATACGAGCATTGCCTTGTTGTTGAGCTAAATTAGCAGCGTTCGTAGCTGCAGATTGACTTAAATTTTCAATCTGTTTATAATATTGTACTAATTCTGCTAATTCTGCAGCTGATAATTGATTACTAGCCATATGTTTACTTATATACTATAAATATTAAAGGACTAAGGAATTAATATTTAGGTGCTCGTTTACCTGTTTGACCTTTAAAGTGAGAAGGTAATTCTATTTTACCATCCTTAACTTTTTGAGTTTGAGAACCTAAATCTTCATTGTTTTGTGAGTTTTGTTTATCATAATATTCTTTTAATTTATGATAAGTAAACTTACGTAACCAAATAGGCATATTGTAGACTGTTCCCCAATCATAGCCACCTTGACCATGAAAAACTATTTCATGAATTTGAGTAAATAAATTAGATCTATACTGAGGTGTTATCTCAGAAGTCAGGCCAAAAAAAGCTAAGTCCAACTGGAATTGAAACTTTTGAGTCGCTTCCGTCGGGAAAAAAGGTCAGATCAACGTCTGGCTGCACCTCCTTTATGTACTCACGTAATGCACGAGAGTCTCTAGCTAATAATTGGTTATCAACAAATTGACGAATGTCTTTTGCTTCTCTATTACCTCCAATTGAAGTAATCATATATTTTAAACGAGTAGACAACTCAGGAGAAATATTTTTATTTATTTTCTTTAAACCTTCTAACTCAGCATTGATTTTTTTCTCATCTGCTCCTGTTAATAGTTTAAAAGTAATTTCTAAACCTGTAGATGGGAGAGTAAAAGAAAACTCATTTTTACCTTTAATAAATAGTTTTTCATTTATTGGTTTATCTTCTATTGTAGTTAAATCAATATTATATTCTTCTCCACCCCATTCAAATTTATAATCTTTACCATATCCTAAAATACGAGCTGCTACTAATAAGGCGTTTTTATCACCTACTATTAGATCTTCATACTTTACATCGCTTACAATAAGCGATTTGATTAACTCATCTAATACGGTGCCTTTACTAATATAATTTTGGTTAGTTAGAATATCTTCTTCCTTAGCCGTCATATATTTCATTTCTATTTTCCCACTTGATAGAGGATTTGATTCTGGGTAGACTAAACCTTTTGAAGGTAAATCAACGATTTCTGTTGGTGTTGTAAACTGGTTTTCCATTTATAATAACTTTTTGTTTATAAATATGTAGAGAAAAAAGAAGTCCGCCAAAAGGCGGACTCTTTTAAAATATTTAATTTTAGAAATTTAATACGCAATAATCCATTGCTACTGTCATTGTGATGTTAACTGCTTGGTTTTCTGTATCCCAGTTATAATCACCAAAATTAGCTTCTTTAATGTATGCGCCTTTGATAATCCATTCACCTACAATATCACCTACAGGGCCTAAAACATCGATTACTAAATCCTTTTTATAGAAATCAGAATATCCATCTCTACCTGTTACTGATTCATGGTGTAAACGAACCCATTCCATTACTGATTGAGCACCAGAAGGAGTAATTGGATCAAATAGTGTCATTTGTATATCTCCCCAAGTAGTTTTACCTTTAACTTTACGATAAACGTTAATGTGGTTTAATATTACTTCACCTTGAGATAATGTGACTGCGTTTACACCTTTGATAAGGTAGCTAGGAACACCATCCATATACATGATGAATCTATTAGCCTGTTTTGGTTCAAAGGCTGTGAAAAATATTTCGTTTGCGTCTAATATTGCCATTTTATTTTCTTTATTTTATTATAAATATCTATATGTCTAATCCTTACACTGGGAAAGTAGCTCCTGTAGGTGTAATGTTGAAGTCTAGATAAATAAATTCAGCTGTTTTAGTTGGTTGTAGATAAATTTGACCTATTAATTGGTTTCTATCTATTACATCTGCTGTATTATTAGTATCATCCATTACTACTCTGAAAGCATATAAACCTTGTTTTTGTTGTACTGTTTCAAGATATGGATTAACTTGGTTTAAGAATTGATTTCTTGTTGCATTAGTATTTTGTTCGAATACTAAGTTATTTGCAACTTGAGAGATATAAGACTTAAGTGTGATTAATAATCTTCTAACATTTACACGATCAAGGGCTGATGAATTTACTTGTAATGTCTTTTGACCATACACTACAGTTCCAGTACCTGGGAATGTTGCTATTGGATTTACTTTACCATCATATAATACATCACGAGATGATTGAGGTAATTTTTGAGCTGCTCTGATTACTGTTGATAATCCTCCTCTGTTTATACCTGCTGGTGCGAACCAAGTAGCTGCTACTTTATCATTATAAGCGTAAACTCCCGCTATCATTGTTGAAGCTGGAACCCAAACATTCTTACCTGTTCCTGGGTCTTTAATTTGGCACCAAGGCCAGTAAGTAGCAGCATATGAAGTATCATAATTAGCAGCCTCATTTATTACTGTGGTTGCAGTAGTTGTACTATAAGGTACTAAATCCATTACATAGATATTATCTCCTCTATTTTGTGTATTAGTAATAATACTTGATATTATAGAAGAATAATCTGCACTATATAAACCAGGAGTGAATAAAGCATTAAATCTATAGTCATCTTGATTTGATAACAAATTAACCATATTTGTATAGTTAGCTGCTATTAAACCTTGAGTATTTGAACTATTAATATTTTCATAAAAATTAGCTCCTCCTTTTACATCACCTTCAGCACCACCAAATGTTCCACTTGCTGCTATTGGAATAGAAGAAGTGTATTGAGGTTTAGCTGTTCCTGAGTTTGTAAAATATCCTGGAGTAGGTAAATTAACTGATTTTACTCTAATATATTTTGAAGCATTAGGATAAGAACCTGATATTTCAATTTGTACTGTACTTGGATTATAATTGTAAGTATAGTCTCCAATTACTTTAGCTACATAATTAGAAGCTTGTGGGTCTAATGATAAGTTAGTCCATGTCTCTAATACAATATTTGAATTTGTTGTATCGTTACCTTGTCTTACTAATAGGTTAAATGTACCTGAAGATGTGTTTGGATTAACAATCTGCCAACGAATGTTATTTACAGATCCACTAGGTAAAGCTCCTTTTGAGTCTTGAGTACTTGTACTATTTGTTATTACACCTTTAGAAATTGTTTCTAATACAAAAGCTGGTTGAGAAGCAGCTTGTGGACTTCCGCTAATAGCTGTACTAATAGCTGAGGTGTAATCTGTTGAACTTGATACTACTCTTGCTACTAATAGTGTTTCACCACCATTAACAAAGTAATTATAAGCCGCTATAGAAGTGAAATAAGAATAAGTATCACTACCACTTGTAAGAACGTCACCAAATGTATTCACATATTCACTATATGAAGATACAATAGTAGGTATTTCAACAGGACCTTTTACTGTTGGACCTATGATAGCTGCTCCTACAGTTATTGGTTGGGCGGTAACAAATGATGTATCATTTTCTCTTGCTAATACACCAGGTGATATTAAAGTTTCTGCCATGTTATTTTAAATTGATTTTGTTTGTTTATAAATATCTTAAAATATGTCAAAACTAATCACTTATAAATTTTCCTTCATCTAAATTAATAGTACCACTTCCATACTTTTCTTGTAATTGGGATCCTATTTGTTCTTCTTGTTTTAGTAAAGTATATAGTTCACTTGTTAGTGATTGTTTTTGAGTCTCGTATTGTACTTCTAAAACTCCAAACTGCTCAGTTAAATAAATTCTTTTACTTTGAATTTCTTTTAAACTAGTAATTTCTTCTTGTGTTAAAACTTTTGTTTCCATTTTTTATTTTTTATTAAGATAATGAAGCTGATCTCCATGCTCCACCTATATAAGTATAAATATAATAACTGCCTCCATTATTCGCAGGTACCATCTCACCTTCAATCCCTACCCATCCAGGAGCAGAACTTTGAGTAGCTACCATAATAGATGAACTATGTGTTACTTTAAAAGCATCTTTTCTAGCCCCAGTACTTTTATTTCCTCCTCCCACAATAAAATAACTTGTAGTGTCTCCTTGAGCATTAAGTGTACCTACTACTGTTTGATGAGATCCAGATGCTATAGTTCGGTTTCCTCCAGCGTAAGAAGCCATACCTAATGATATACTTCCTGAACCTTCAGCATGAGAATAAAGTCCTGAGGCTGTAGTTAAATATCCTTCAGTATGTGAAAACTGACCTAATGCTAATGTTTTTAAGCCTTCAGCATGTGATCCAAGATCATAAGCGATAGTAGTTTGGCCTTCAGCGTGAGAATAATCACCTAATGATATAGTACTCTTTCCTTCAGCATGTGAAGATTCACCTATAGCTTTACTACCTACTCCTTCGGCATGTGAATATGAACCTGAGGCTATTGTTAGATATCCTTCAGCATGAGAAAAAGAACCCGAAGCTATTGTTTCTTGTCCTTCAGTATGAGAAGAAGAACCAGATGCTATAGTTAAATAACCCTCAGCATGAGAACTTGCTCCTAATGCTTGAGAACCACTACCTTCAGCGTGACTAGTATTACCTGATGCTATTGTGTAAATACCTTCAGCATGAGCATTAGTTCCCAAGGCTACATTATAAGCTCCTTCAGCATGTGAAAACTCACCAAGAGCTTCAGTGAATGTTCCCTCAGCATGTGATAGACCACCAGAAGCATGTGTGAATTGACCTTCAGCATGAGAGCCAAATCCTGAGGCTGAAGTTAAATATCCCTCAGTATGTGAATATTGACCAGAAGCGTATGTAGATTGACCTTCAGCATGAGCACCTATTCCATCAGCTCTTGTACCATAACCTTCGGCGTGTGAATGTTCTTGAAGAGCATATGTCACAGCTCCTTCAGCATGTGAATATTGATTTCTTGTTGTAGTTAAATATCCTTCAGCATGTGAATATGCTCCTGATGCTACAGTTTGATTTCCTTCGGTATGTGAATAATTACCTAAAGCTACAGTTAAGAAACCTTTAGCGTGTGTGTATGAACCTAATGCTATGGTCTGATATCCTTCAGCATGTGACCATGGTCCTGATGCTAGAGTTTGACGACCTTCAGCATGACTTGCATTACCACTAGCAGTTGTTTGACGACCTTCAGCATGTGAGTATGATCCTGATGCTAGAGTTCGATCACCTTCAGCATGTGAGTGTGATCCTGATGCTAGAGTTTGATATCCTTCAGCATGAGAATAAAATCCTGATGTTTCAGTTTGCTGTCCCTCAGCATGTGAATAAAGACCATTTGCAATTGTTGAGTTACCTTGTTGTAAAGATTGACTTTGATATATAAAAGCTAAACTTGCTAATCCAGCAAATACACTTCCACTATTAAACTGGATTTGAGTATCTGAGCCTCCTACTGATGCTGCTGTTATAGTATTTCCTCCTACTATTAATTGTCCATTTATTGTTAATGAACCACTTAATTGTATACTAGAAGTTTGAATAGGATTAATAGTATTAGCATAAGATGCTGTTGTTGCAAATGAACTACTTAAAGCATATGAAGATGAAGTTACAATATTTAAATTTTCATAATACCAATATCCTGTTGTAGTTGGTGAAGCTGTAAATCTAAAAGTTTCACCTGATGGGATATCTACTCCTCCTACATCCACTGATGTATCTTTTAAATTAGATAAACCATCAGAAACAGATTTACTAATATGTAATTGACTTCCGTAAGTATTAGTTATTTGAAAAGTTCTACCAACATTTTGAGATAAAAGAGGCAATGAAGCAGTAGGTCCTCCACCATTAAATGTTTTATTTACTCCTATAAATTGAATATCATGATCTTTTAGATTAAAATAAATATCAGATGCTGCTCCTGTAGTTACATCAGTAACATAATAAGCTGCTGTTGATTGTTTTAATGAACCTGTACTTATTATAAAACTTCCTGTTGATATTAATAATGAGCCCGTAATTTGAACATTTTGGTTAAGTGGATTTACATATGAAGCACTTAAAGCATAAGATGAACTTACAGCAAAAGAACTACTTACCGTGTATGAAGAACTTACAGCAAAAGAACTACTCACAGCTTGAGAAGCACTTAAAGCATAAGATGAACTTAATATACTATTAGCTCCATTTGGACCATAAACATTAGAAGATGTTATATATGATGCTGTTACATTTATTAATTGACTTCCATCACCTGAAAAAGATAAAGCAGTAATTGGAGTATTAGAAGCATTTATTAATGAACCTGTAACTTGTATTACTGAACCTGATAAAGTTGAAGCTAAATATGTAAGGTTACCATCCATCTCAGGGATAGATAATTTTGAACCTTTAACTGATCTTAAAATTAATGGCATGTGTTTTATTTATAAATATTTAAATTTAATCTAAAATAAATGATTGTGGGAGTGTTCTTCCTAATGACCAGTTGATAGTATCTGTTAAAGAACTACTAGGTGATAATACTGTTCTACCTCTACTACTATCTATTCTGATTGGATTCACATAAGCTGTTGTACTTGTAGATGATGTTCGAAAAGTAAGATAAGCTCTGTTAACAGTATCATCTGATGTAAGTGTATATGTTATACTAGGAGTTGTTGAAAAGTTTAAATTATCTCTTATTATAAAATCAGTAGCCGTATCATCAAAAGTTATTATACGACTAGCAGCAGGTAATGTTCCTATAAAACTAGATACATTAAATCCTCCAGCACCAGCAAATGTTGTATTCACACCTTGTATTGTTAGAGCATCATTAACTGTTAATTCTGAGTTTAAAGTATGAGTAGCAGTATTTGATATTGTTATATCATACCATGACATTCCATTTGTATTAAAACTTGCTGCTGCTGGTAGTATTAAGTTAGATGCAAATGTTGTAGTATCTATTATACCACTTGTATAAGTTATTGTTCCACCTTGATATCTAAAACTACCTGATATTCCAAAAGTGTTAGCTCCATTATTAAATACAAGATTATTTCTAAAAGTCCCAGTTGTCACAGCTGGATTCATAGACATTGTTCCTGGACCTGTAGTCACAAATGTAGCTGTACCTAGTATATTTTGTGTTGTAAGTGTTGGAAAAGATATGTTCCTTCCAAAATAAATATTTGAACCATTAATAGTAACATTAGAATTCAAAGATGAGGTGTATATAAAACTCCCAGTAAATGTATGATCACCATTAAAAGTTACTCCCACTCCATTTATCTGGTTAGTAACACCTATCTGCATGTTATTCCATACTACATTAGAGCAACTTATTATTGTAGTGTTATCAGCTGTACCAAAAACTAGTGTTGAACCAGATGTAATTACACTACCAGTTATGTATTGTAATGTAGAAGGGTTATTTGAACCTCCATAAGCTACAGATCCAGTTATAATTAAACTTCCAGAACACGCTATATCTATATCCATACCTACACCAACACGACCATTAGTTGTCCCAGCTGTTAATCCTGTATCTCTCCAAATTCCTGTTGTTGGAGATTGAAATATTAGTTTTGATGTTCCTTCTAATCTTCTTGTTCCATGATCTAAAATACCGTTTAAATATACAGATGCCGTATTAAGATAAATATAAGCATTTATATTTGATACTGCTCCGGTAGTGTCTCGAGTTAATAATGTACCTACAACACACATAGGATTAGGTAGTGAATATGCAGGAACACCATTAGAAAATGTTCTAAATTGTATATTATTAAAATTAATACCACTATTACTTGAAGTTGTAGCTAACGGACTAGTACTACCACTGGTACTTAATGTATATGTTCCTGTACCACCACGAGTAATATAAGTCCCAGTACAGTTAACAGTACCAGAAAGATATGTCAAATTACCACCATGTGCTACTGTGCTTATAGTTAAAGTACTCGGTCCTGTATCTATATCTACAGGCATAAAAAGAGCATGGTTAGTAGTATTAGGATTACTCCAAGTACCTGGGCCTTTAAATATTAATTTAGGGCCGAATGAAATTATATCATCATTGGAATCACAGTTATCAATAAAAGAACCACTTACTATTATATTAAAAGGCCCACCTGAACCACCTGAGTAAATATTTAAATCAGAAGCATTAGTATTATTACTATGTAATGTTAATGTACCACTAACTACTAAATCACTACCACTTATGATTAAATTTGAATTAGCAACAGTATATTGATTATTTAACCCTAAAGCATTAGGCCAATGTTTTCCATTTGGAATAAATTGAAACCATGTATTTGTACGAGTTTGCAAAGTACCACTACCTACAATAGACATTCCTGATCCTAATTCTACTGAACCTGTGACACCAGCAGCATTTGCTCCTACAGTAAGTGAGTTACTCATAGTAACAGCTCCAGTATATACTTTAAAATCTATTCTTCGACAAGCAGAAGCAACATTTATATTAACATTTTTATTAACTGCTAAATTTGAATTAGCATCAAAGAAAACATCATCAGCTACTGTAGGGAAGGAAGCCCCACTTCCACCACCTGATGTAGCAGACCAATTTCCTGTATTATTCCAGTTTTGATTTGTGACCCCAACCCAATACCTATTAGCCATAACTTAATTATACATTGATGTTTGGTAAAATTTGATCTATTAAATTTTGAGCCATAATTTTTGCTTTTTCAGACTCACCTCTATTAATAATACTTTGTTCTACTTCTAGTTCTGTTTTTGGTCTAAAATGATATATACTCACAATTATTGAGTCATTAATTTCAACATCAAAATCATATTGTACTTGTGTAACTAGATTATCTTCGTATCTAAATTTGTCTAATATTGTAATTTGTGTAGCCATAATTATAAAGTTCTTGTTGTATTTAATTGAAATGTAACAAATGAAGCATTTGAAGCAGAAGCTAGATTCCATCCTATTATATCACCAGCTAATCCACCTGATGTCCAACTAGTAATATTTGAACTAGTAGTAAATGTATTTGGTGAAGATGCTGATGGAAAGTTTCCACCACATATAGTATTAGCAACAGTTGGTACTGTGTTATTTGCTTTCCAAACATCAAATGTTATAGTACCTGCTGGTACTGCTATAATTGACCATGAATTAATTATAAAATCAAATGGTACACGAATATATCCTTTTGATCCTGTAGTCACAGTTCCTCCTAATCCATCTAATGTTAGTACAATAGATGATGTAGATACTGTTACTCCACCACCACCTCCAGAACCAAATCCACTAGCTGCAGCTGAAGCGGATATAAAAGTAGGATTGATATATGAGGCTGTGGTGGCAAAAGATGCTGTTCCTAATAATGAACCAGTAAATGAAGAATTAATATTATTAGCGTATAATATTGAACCTGATAAATAAACTGCTCCACTGTTTGTATAAAGTTGTTCATATGTTCCTGGTCCTGGTGAGTAATTTTCTACAAATGGAACATATGATCTACTACTAGCAGGTACAACTCCTCTAATAACATTAACTAGGCTAGCAGATTGAGCTAATTGAACAAAGGATGATGTTATAGCAAAAGATGATGTTGTAGAAAAAGAAGCAGATTGAGCTGAGTTAGCATAAGAAGCAGTGCCATAAAATTGAGCTGTACTTAGGTCACTCCATCCTAAAACTTCATTTCCACTTGAATCATATAATTTTCTACTATCCCAATCTATACTAACACCCTCAACACTATCTAATAAATATCTCTGTTTCCAATCTGCACTTTGATTACCATCGTTATCAAATAAAACTCTATTTTCCCAATTTAGACTATCTACACTATTATCACTTAATAAAGTGCTCCTATTAGAATCAATGCTATTAGATACAAATAAACTACCAGTAACTGTTAAACTACCTGTAATGTTAGTGTTACTATTAATACTAACTAAACTACCATTATCTGATATATTACTATCATTTAAATGTTCATTGCCTTTACCTTTAGGTATTCTATTAGCTGTTAGATAAGTCTCATTACCTAAACTATTATAAGTTTCAGGTCCTAAAACAAAATGTGAAGATGTAATATTAGTACCATCTCCTTTATGTACAAAAATAAATTCATCTTGTACAGAATCATATAAGAATGAGGCTGATGTTAAAGGTGAAGAGCCTGAATCTATAACTGCTAACCCACCAAATCTTACACTTGGAGTATTAGTATTAACTGTAATTAAGTTTGTACCAATGTTAAGAGTTGATTCTGAGATATATTGTATAGAAGCAGATCCTAATACTGTAATGTTGTTTGTTATTGTTAATGAACCAGTTATAGTTTGATTACCTATAAAAATATTTGAGCCGGTTGTAGCAAGTGAGGCTGATTTTGCTACAAATACAGGATCTGTTTCTTGATAAAATGAGGCTGTAGTTGCTGTTCCTTGTAATGATCCTGTAAAAGATCCTGTAAATGATCCAGTGTTATAAGAAGATGTAAAATTATTAAAACTTGAAGTTGTAACAAATGTTCCTGACACCGCTGTAAATATAGGATCTGTTTCTTGATAAAAAGAAGCAGATATCGCTTGAGAAGCACTTACAGCCCAACTACTTGTTCCTATTAAACTACCAATAAAACTGCCCGTAAAACTGCCTGTACTATAAGAGGCGGTAAATATGTTAATACTAGAGGTAAAGCTGTTTATACTCGCTGTATACGCGTTAAAACTAGAAGTAGTAACAAAGCTACCTGTATTAATACTTACACCTGCATTTTCAGCATATGAAGCTGTAGCAGCATATGAAGCTGATGTTGCTATAGAAGCAGTAGCTGCATATGACGCTGATAAAGGTGTTACTAATTGTTCTCTTCTTATTATACTCATTGTTATGCAAATTTACCTATTGCTACTACCTCATCTGTTGATTGTAGTACAAATCCTAAGTTACTAGTATTAACTGTTAACACACTATTTCCACTAACTTCTACAAATGATGTTATAGCATTAGGTTCTATTAATTGTCCATTAACATAAAATGAAAATGAATTTGAATTTGTAGGTGGTAATCCTGTTGGCGCTACTAAGAAAGTTGAAGGGAATGTTGCTACATTTGGGGCACTAACTGTTGTGGCTTGTAAAGCTTTATTTGTATTTAAATAAATTAAAGTATTTGTATCCACTCCTCCACCTTGAGTTATATTATTTACAATATTTGGAGAATCTATTATACTTGATAATCCACCTCCTTGTGTTGATGCTCTTTCTACTGTTGTATTAAATACCTCAGAATCACCAGTAGCAGTTTCTAAAGTAAAAGTTAATTTATTTTTGTTAGAGAATTTTCTTACCGCATTTAAATCTTTTTGAGGGATTTCAGGTATAATATAACCATATAAAGTTATACTTAAAGCACATCTTACAACACGTTCTTGACTATCTGATAATTCTGTTGTTGGTGAGAATGAACTTATAGTTGCTTTAAATTTAAAACGTTCTGGATCACCCCAATAAGCATCAGAAGCATATTCTAAAGCCTCTATTATTTTATTTAACTGATCATTATAATAAGTAAATATCACACAGTCATAAGTTATATTTAAATAATCAGGAACTACAGTAGCATAATATGTTTGTTCTTTTTTAACATTATTTAAAATGTTAAATTTACTATATTCATTTTGTTTACTATATCTTTTTCCATATACTGCAATGTTATTAGGAGAATTAGCATCTAATTTATTAGTTAAATTTCTAACTTTCTCAATATTATTTTTCTTAAACATAATAAGAGGAGCCATCATTCTTCCATTTAAATCTCTATAATATCCATCCTTTTGAAATGATTTCCATTTCTCAGGTGAACCATAGATAATAGGTACAGCTATTCTTTCTCCGTTTTGTATTACAAAAGGTTTAATAACATTTTGAAAATAATACATTACAGATTCATCTAAATCTTGAATTCCTATAGATAAAGGTTTAACAGTATCATCCTTAAAAGAAGTCTGTTCTGCTCTATTAACCCCATTTGCATTATTTGGATTACCAGTAGATTGAAAACCAGGAGCCCCTACAGGAGGTACAAACGGCTCTTGTAGAGATTCACTTATTTCTCTTTGTGTTTTTGGTATTGGTTTTCTTCCTCTAGCCATTATAATCTTTGTTTAACTATATTTACTCTATCAGCAGGTACATAGTGAGTTTCACATATTACACTAACATTATAACC